TAAAGTTCTCAGTTCGTAGAGAACATTATTCAAGTTTAAATGTTTCTATCGTTTCTGGTGAGATAAACTTTTATGATGGCAGTTTAGACCGTGAGGATGCGTGGCATAAAGATGCTCCTAAACATATATTTGACGGTCACGAATCAATCAACGAGTATTATCCTGAAAATTACGGCAAACACGGTGCGTTATTTCAAGATATTGTTAATATTATGAAGACTGCCCCAGGAACTATAGATGGTGGTCGTGCTTGGTATGATAAATCAGATGCAATGATTGATTATTTCGATACTGCTTTTTACACTAACGTAAGTGTCGGTAAATGGGATAAACCTTATGAATTCAAAGGAGCAAAATAATGAAATTTAAACTTTATCAAATACATCTTACAGATGCGGAAGTAGACAAAATTAATGCAGAAGGACATGATTCGGTTCATAAGCAAACATTAAAACTAGATATGAGTCTTAGTAGAAAAGACACAGGTGCTATTGCCAAAGAGGCATTTGACCTAGGTTATTATACTCATGTTTCAAACATTACTGCTGAAGGACTTGAAGGCGTGTTTAGAGTAGGCAACATGGGTCCAGAAGAACAAATCGAGAGATTATCTAGTATGTATTCTGTGAGTGTCAGCGACATCGTTGTTGATGAGGCTGGTAAGAAATCAGTTGTTGCCGGTGTTGGTTTTAAGGAAGTTGCGTAGTAAAAACTTGACAGATTTTAAATCTGTGCTATAATATAGTTATATTAAACAAATGAGAGGGTTAAATATGAATATTGTAAAAATTGAAAATGGGTTATACAACAATACAGATATAAGTGGTGTATTTCCTTTAATCAAAGGTATTACAAAATCAAAAGATGGTTCGTATTTTGTAAAAGTTAAGGTTACTGATTCTGACGAAAAGGTATTTGCAGGTCGTGATGCTTGTCGAATTAGAATTCAAACTCAAGACCAAGTAACCGAAGTTGAGGGTTCAGCAGGCAAAAAAGAAGTTGAAACCGAGGAACAAGCGATTGAACGAATTGCTGAACGATTTCAAATTCTGGAAGAAATGACTGGTGCTACTCTTGATGGTATTGTAAGAGGTATGGTTGTTACAGGACCCCCAGGAGTTGGTAAAACATACGGTGTTGAACAAGTACTTGAAAAAGATAGTTTGTTTGATGTTATGGCTTCTCGTCCACTACGACATACATTTATTAAAGGCGCCATGTCAGCACTTGGATTATATTCTAAACTTTATGAGTATAAAGATTCTAAAAATATTCTTGTTCTTGACGATTGTGATAGTATCTTGTTTAATGAAGATGCCCTTAATATCTTAAAAGCGGCACTTGATTCATGTAAGAATCGTAGAATTTCATGGAACACAGATTCTCATTTGTTACGTAGAGAAGGTGTACCATCGCAATTTGAGTTTAATGGTTCTGTTATCTTTATTACAAACTTGAAGTTTGATAATATGCGTAGTACGAAAATCAAAGACCACTTAGATGCGATTATGTCTCGTTGTCATTATCTTGATTTGACTCTTGATACGACTCGTGATAAGATTATGCGAATCAAACAAATTGCCCGAGATGGTGGATTGTTTGATACTAAAGGTCTTACTAAGATTCAAGAAGAAGAAATTATTGAGTTTATGATTGAAAAGCAAGATAAATTGCGTGAAGTTTCTTTAAGAATGGCTCAAAAGATTGCTGACCTACGTAATATGGATAAGAATCGTTGGAAAGTTCTGACTGAATCAACTTGTATGAAACGTAACGTTTAAGTAAAAAGTTTACCCCCTCGGCGACAGTAATAGAAATATTACTGTCGTTTTTTATATCTGATGATAAAATGACTTGTGTTTGTTAGCAAAATATGTTATACTATTCTTAAATGTTGAAGAAAACTAGATAAATGACTGATTACGTAGAACGATTACGAAAACAAGGACTATATGAACTTTCCTATGAACCTAAATCTTTTTGGGAATATGGTCGAGGAAATAACATGGATAAACTTGTTGATGATTTAAAATCTTACGACTATAACAAGGTTGAGTCTAAAGATTTTATCAAGGCGGGCAGAGGTTCTTTTTTATCAAAGTTCAACTCTGAATATGCGAAAAGAATAATTGAAATGTGGTCGAAAGAAGATGATGTTATCGTTGACCCTTTTGCAGGAAGAAGTTCCAGACCATTAGTGTCTACATTACTGGGTAGAAATTATATAGGATTTGATGTTGTAAATGATAATTTAATAGAAGCAAAAGAACAATACGAAGAACTTGGAAAAGAAAGAAAATTAGGTAAGGTATCATTAATTAATACAAGTAGTGAAAATATTGATAATCATTTACCTGATGATATTGCTGATATGATAATGACTTGCCCACCATATTTTAATATAGAAAAATATGAAAGTGCTGATGGACAATTAACAGATATACGAACATACGAAGAATTTTTAAAAACTTATAAAATTATTTTAGAAAAAAGCATTAAGATATTAAAACCAGGTTGTTTCTTTGTAGTTGTATTGGCAAACTTTAGAATAGATGGTAAATTATATGATTTTTGTAGTGACACTAAAGACATATTAAAAAAACATTTAACATTCCACGATGAAATAATTTTAGAAATGAGTCCTGCAAAAAGACATCCATTATATACACAAGCAATAGTCAATTTGAATTGCTTAAAAACTCACGAATATTGTTTAGTTTTTAGAAAAAAAGATGATAAAGACAATATGATTAAAAAAAATAACGACATAAATTATAGTAGACCATTGGTTAAAGATGTATATCATAATAAGGATAGATTGTTTTGGTCAGAAGGTAAAAAGGATTGGATTGACGAAAAATTAGGTATATCTAAAGATGATTTATATTTTAACAATTTATTTGGGAAAGATTCTGAATGAGTAAGTGTACAATCATAATCAAGGACGAAGTAAACGTGAAATTAGAAGGACTTGACCCGGCAACACGCAGAAAGTGTAGTGATAAATTGAAATTCTTTTTGCCACACGCTTTTCATATGCCTGCGTATAAACTAGGTAGATGGGACGGAACAATTCGTTTTTGTGATGTCGGTGGAAGAACCTTTCTAAATCTATTAGATGATGTTTTGCCCGTAATCATTGAACAAGGCTATGAAGTAGTGATTGATGATAGGCGGAAGAATGAAGAAATGGAATTCGAACTCGTTACAGAAGATTTTTGGGAAGGAGTTACTTGGCCCGAAGGACACATAAATGCTGGTGAACAGATACTATTAAGAGATTATCAAGTAGAAGTAATCAATCAGTTCATATCTGCTCCACAATGTCTCCAGGAGATAGCCACAGGTGCTGGTAAGACGATTATGACTGCGACTATGAGTAAAGTAGTAGAGAAGTATGGTAGGTCTATAATCATCGTTCCAAACAAGGATTTAGTTCGCCAGACAGAAGAAGATTACAGTAATTGTGGATTAGATGTTGGTGTATACTTTGGAGACAAAAAAGATATAGGAAAGACTCACACGATTTGTACTTGGCAAAGTTTGAATTCATTGTTGAAGAAAACTAAGAAAGGCGAAGCCAACATTATGGAGTTCATTGAGGGTGTATGTTGTGTTATCGTTGATGAAACACACCAAGCAAAAGCAGATGTGTTGAAAGATTTATTGACAAGTGTGTTTGCTAGTGTACCCATTCGGTGGGGATTAACAGGAACTATTCCGAAAAGTGATTGGGAATCTGCTAGTTTGCGGAGTTCAATAGGTGATGTTATACATAGATTATCAGCAAAAGAATTACAGGACCAGGGAATATTAGCAAATTGTCACGTTAATATTATACAAACACAGGAGACGGCAAGTTATACTAATTATCAAAATGAAATGACATTTTTACTTGAAGATAAAAAGAGATTAAAGTTTCTTGCTAATAGAATTAAAAATATTTCTACTACTGGAAATACTCTTGTTCTAACGAATAGAATAAAAAACGGAAAAGAGTTACAAGAATTAATTCCAGATGCTGAATTTGTACAAGGTGCAATGGCAGTTACAGATAGAAAGGATGCGTACAATGACATAAACGAAGGAACAAATACAGTTACTATTGCTACTTATGGAGTGGCTTCTGTTGGAATTAACATTCCTCGTATATTTAATTTAGTGTTATTAGAACCAGGCAAATCGTTTGTCAGAGTTATTCAATCGATTGGTCGTGGAGTTCGAATTGCTAAAGATAAAGATTTTGTACAAATATGGGACGTGACTAGTCGATGTAAGTTTTCAAAAAGACACTTGACACAACGAAAGAAATACTATAAAGAAGCATCATATCCATTTACAATAGATAAGGTAACATATTAAAAATATAATTAAGGAAGAGAAATGAAAATATTAACACCAGATAACAAATGTTTCGAAATGAACAGTTTACCAGAAGAAATAGAAGATATTCGATATTGTGTTATGGATGTAACTGATAAAGATGACCCAGATTTCTTCTTTATTCCTTTAGTTTTTATAGAAACATTTAGTGCGCCTAGTATGAGTATTAGTCTTGGACCATATAACATTGAAATGCCGATTGATTGGAATATTATGATTGGTGAAGCAGAACTAGGATTATTAGAATTTATTCCATTAACAAGTATTAATGAACGTAAGTTCGATACACTATTGACAAATCCATTAAAAGGGTATACAATGGATTGGCAACCTATAAAAGTTAATAATGTATTTGCAGATGTGAAATGGTTCTTTCCTAAGTTAAAATACGGACATATTCTTGCAATACCTATTGAATACGGAGATAATCCTAAATGTGCATATTTTGTAAAAGATTTAAATCGAATTCCAGACCAAATGAGTAGTTATGATTTTTTCTGATAACAGAAGTGGACATAGAGTAGTCATTGATTCATATAAGAAAGGGGATGATGCATATCAATGGTGTTCAGATAATCTTCCATTGTCAGAGTGGACAGTAGTCCAAGATGAGAATGCAGAATCGTTTTATTTTGAGGAAGAACAATATGCTCAGAATTTTTTATTAGTGTTTGGCGGAAGGTATTATAAACATGGCGGCTAAGTTACCACTAAATGATGTATTAAATGCAATTGATAGAAAAGATTTCAATTGGTATTCTAATATTTGTGATGAAAAAAAGAAAGCATGGGGAAGTTGGTTGTTTATACGTTATGCGAGTGCTACTAAGGGCAAGGATAAGGAAGAAACATTACTCAATACAAATGAGTTTGTGAACAAATATTATGGTGATATCTACAAGCACGATGAATTAGTTTGGAAGTTAATGTGTCTGACGGGTACAGGTAAGAAACAAAATCATGAGTGGATTAAACCACCAAATGCGAAGATAAAGAAAGATACAATATCACAGTTCATATCAGAAACATATCCTACCATGAATGGTGATGAGATAGAATTGTTTCAGAAAATGAACAATGTAGAGGATATGAAACAAATGGCAGTCGATATGGGTATGACTGATAAAGAGATTAGTGAAATTTTTGAGAAAAAGAAAGCAAAAAGGAAAAAGAAAAAGTAAATGTTTGAATGTCAATATTGCGGATCACAGTTTAAGTCTGAAAGGACTATAATGGTCCATGTCTGCGAACCTAAAAGGCGATACTTGAATAAAGATGAAAAATATTCAAGACTGGCGTTTTATGCTTATGATAGATTTTATGATTTGACACAGGCAGTAGGCAATAAATCATTTGACGATTTTGTAAAAAGTAAGTTTTATTTGGGGTTTACTAAGTTTGGAAAGCATATAATCAACATAAATGCAGTAAATCCTGAAGATTTTGTTGACTTTGTTATACGAAATAGTGTAAAATTAGATAGATGGTGTTCAGATTCTGTATATGAAACGTATATACAGGAATTAAATAGAAAAGAATCAGCCGATAGAGCAGTAGAACGTAGTATATTATTAATGCAAAAATGGGGTGGAGAGTATGACAGACCGTTTAGTAGATTTTTTAAAGAAGTTAGTAAACCACTGGCAATACATTATATTACGTCAGGACGACTTAGTCCTTGGGTTATTTTTAATTGTGATTCTGGTGCAGAATTAATTGATAGTTTCTCTGACAACGAACTAAATATTATTAATGAATATTTAGAACCATCGTTTTGGACAAGAAAATTTAATACTAGACAAGAAGATGTTCAATTTGTAAAAATGATATTAGAAAAGGCAGAAATATAATGGCAACTAAAAGAGAAACGCACAAAACTGGTAATTTGATAATACAGAAAGACCCAGAAACAGGAGAATTGTATTTAGAATTGCCTCAAAAAACATTAAATAGATTGGGTTGGAATGAAGATGATGAACTAGAATGGATAGAGAATCCAGATGGAACTTGGCAAGTAATAAAAGTGGAGAATAAGAAATGAATCCAGATGATTTAGACACAACATATAGTATTGATTATGATGATGTTACTGTGACATTAGATGACAATATATGGAATGATCCTAGAGATATCGATGAATCAATCAATGTTAGATTGGCGACAATAGAAAAACGTCTTTCGATTTTAGTACCAGATAGTAAGTTACTAGAAAAATATGAGGTATTACAAGGATTGTATAGTCAATATAAAGCCGCAGAGGCACTATTAGATGGACCAGATCCGGAGCAAATGATATGAAGAATAGAAAATATACTTGGGATGGAGTAGAAGAAGCAGTCAATTCAATTGCAATGCAAATGTTTAAAGATGAATGGCGTCCAGATTACATCGTGGGCATAACACGAGGTGGATTAATACCAGCAGTTCTTCTTTCACATACTACTGATATTCCGATGCACACATTGTGTGTTCAATTAGAGTCTGATGGGTTAGAAGAAAATACAGAATCTAATACTTGGATGGCTGAAGATGGATTAATAGAGA